TCTAAAGATTCTTTAGTTGAAGAAGCCGACAAACTCATTCCAAAAGAATGTTACGGCGAAAGAATTGCTTTGGATTCTGACGAAAAATCCGTAGAATATAAACTCAATACCGGTTATCAGATAAATGTGAATGAGGTCTTTGATGAAAAATTAGGCGTAGTTCCTTCTATAAGCCTTAAAACAAAGTTCAATATTTACGACATGGAAGATATGAAAACCTTTATGGACGGGATTCTGGATTATCTGAAAGAGAAGAAAGGGTTAAAGAAAGAAGGAATGGTCGAAGATATAGATAAACCAGATTACAAAACTGTCGCTTTCTTTTGGGATGATGGATTTAGTTTAATTGAATTGAAACAAAACGGAAAGATTGGACTTGATCTTATCCTTACCAATTATTACGATATGAACAAACAGAAAAAATAAGAGCATGGAAAGGAAAGTGACCTATTATTTAGACGGGAAAGGTAGAGTTTTCTTGCACTATATTTGGGATGGAGACCTTTTAGGTGCTTTTAAATCTGGATTCTTTCCTAAAGATATGAATGTAGAAATCATTCCCAAAGAAGAAAATGTATCAAATGAAGACTTGCTCATGGTAGAAATTTCTGTCGGAAGAAAGTTATTATTAAAAATAGGTGATGGCATTTTTAGAAGTTACGAATGGAAATCAGTCAAAAAAACTTACAAAGACAAAAAACTAAAAAGTCAAATCACTCTTTTGAAGACAAAACGTGTAAGTAAAGTAAACAATGAGATAAGGATCGGCAAAATAATTTATTTTAAAGAAAAGGGCAAAACTGTAATAAAACCTGGCATGATTAGGATTGCCGAATACGAAAATGATGTATCTTTGGACAAAAGAGTAGAAAACGAAACAAAAGACCAAGAATTTTAATCATGGTATATGTATAAATTAAGTTCTGATCATCAAAAAGGGTAGGAACTATTGTGAAATACCTTCCTACCCAAAATTCAAAAACTGACATAGTGTGTTAGATCATAATCTTCACCAAAGCCTCAACAAAGTTTCTTCAAATTCTTATTTTTACTATTCGATGGATGGGTAGCGGTCAAAAGATTTGCTACCCATTTTTCTTTGTCTGTATGCTCTATATATGCGTATATTATCGCTATATTTCTTATCATTGTATATTATTGATATATAATATGTTATAATATATATATATACAGTATTGTCCTAATATACATTTTATAAAAAACTTTCTTCAAATATAATTTTCAGAATTGTTTGGGCGACAAACAATTTTATCTTCAAATTATAAGAAAGTCTTCATAAAAAAGACCCGTTTTTCGAAAAATTTCTCAAACGGGATTGGATTCCAATCACCTAATTAATAGGGATTTAAGTATGATTACTCCTATTAAGAGAAAAAGGATGAAAAAGATACAGTGGTAACTCCTATTAAGAAAGAAAGAGGGAAAGAAAGAAAAGAACAAAATAAAACAAGATTACTCCTATTAAAAAGAGGGAAAAGGAAAACACGCGCATACGCGCTTGAATGGGAAAATCGGAAAACAAGACTTAGGGATGGAGGGTGGGGAGGAAACCCTACGGGCGCGCGAGACGGAGGCGAGCGTTCTGCCCGGCAGTTTGCATTTTGTTGCCTTTATGTTTGCACAAAATCTACAATTTTGTATATTTGCATCATCAAAAACAACTTGTGATAAATTGTTTTTCGACACAAACTTTATTGTTTGACAGATAAATACAAACTTTTCGGGAAAATTTTCAAAAAACTTTTCTTAAAACACTTACGCTTTTGAGAAAAGTTTGTATTTTTGTAGCAGTTAAGAAAAGCGTAAGCCTAAATGAATAATAAAAACAAAAAAACAAAAAAATACTTCATAGAAGTGCAGATGATCAAAAGAGCTTGCTATTGGGAAGCAAAAGCACGAAAACTTAGTTCTTTAAAGGAACTTAGATTTAAGAGTTTTGCCGATCTTCATAGAGCTGTTGATCGTGTTTATCCTATTACAAGGAGAAAATTGGAAAGTATTTTTGACAAATACTCCAAATACATAAAATATAATAAGGTATCTAAAAGAGTTACCTTTGTTAATCGAGACAAAGCCTATTATTATGTAGACAAACATCCAGAAGTTTTTGATGATTTTCGTTTTATGTCTGCTGGCAGATGCTTGAAAAAAGATATTCGTATTGAATTTATGGATATTGCTATCACTATTTATGACGAAATAAAGAGAAGATGTTTCGTTGTTGTAGAAAAGGAAACTTTGGTTAAGTCAGATGGCATAACTCCACTTTTCAAAGGGGTTACGTTTACTTCTTCCAGGACACAAGCTGATGAATTGGGTATTTCAAAAACACAACTTTTGCTTAGAAAGCATAAAATGAAGTTTTTTTGGGGAGAAGATTATTATAGAAAAGATACCATTGAAGAAAAAATGATTAGGAAATATCGCGGTACTAAGTCATATTCCACCAATTTACCGCCAATGTTTGAATTGGAATGTATTTTTAGCACCATTCTTACTTCTATTTCTAAATACAGAAAAGGGTTTATTGAAAGTAGTTTAAGAAAAAAGGAATGGGTAAAAGTATATAAAGGTCGTGCTATTAAATCTCAAATGAAAAAGAGATATTTTTCTTCGACTTTTACTTTTAATAGAGATCGTCTTGAATATGTAGGTGGTATTTTTGGAAGGGTAGAAAAACTTTTATCTTCTAAAGATCATGATTTGGCAGATGACTGTTTGAAATTTTTCTTCAAAGAAGATTCTTATGTTGAAGAAAGGTTTAGTGATATTATAGATTGGAGATATGATAACTTAAATTTAATTGCTTAATTATTATGCCAAGTAGAAGAAAAACAATTTTGCTTAGTGAATCTGGTGTAGTTAGTTCTTTTGATAAGATAATTGAATGTGCTGGATACAAACTCAATCTTGAGATGCTGATATTTCCTAAACCGTATTTGGAAGCAAAGTATAGGAATATAATTGATTATTTCCGTACATATGATTTGACTAACATTAACGTAACCTTACGTGATAAAAGTTTAATAGAATCATTTCTTATGGATTTGTATAACGCTGGTTATGATATAAAAAGTTGTTTAAATGTGTTCCTCAATATGATTATTGGGGTGAAAGCGATTGTTTTTGTGGTGGTGTTAACTACAGAGATTTGTACAAAGAAGCTCTTGAACGAAAAGAAAAGTTTGATTCTAAAATGACATCTATATAAATAATCATGGCAAATAAATCACTTAACATCGAAAACAAACTTTCTATGACGGAAGAAGAAAAGAAAAGCGTATTGGCTTTCTACAACGTTTCAGAAGAACAAAAGAAAGCGATCATAGAGAGTTATAACGGTAACCCGGAAGGATATAAGGCATCTATCGAGAAGATGTCTAAAACTGAACGCGAAGTGTCTCTATTAATAGCTTCTGCATGTGGGATAGATATAATAAATAAAATAGTTAAATATGATTAATAGTATATTGTATTTGAAATAATATAGTCGATTTGCTTGTTGATTTTAAGATAACAAAATTAGTTGTAGGCTATAACAAGGAGTGGAAACAAAATGTGAATATGGGTAAAAAGAATAACCAAAAGTTTGTACAAATCCCTTTTGCGAGATTAGTTAGTTACTTAGAATACAAATGTGAATTAGCTGGTATTGAAATAGTTATTCATGAAGAATCATATACTTCAAAATGTGACTCTCTTGCATTTGAGAAGATAGGAAGACATGATAGCTATTTAGGAAGAAGGAAGAAACGAGGGTTGTTTCAATCTTCGGTAGGAAAGCTCATTAATGCTGATGTAAATGGTGCATTGAACATTATGAGAAAAGTAGTTGGTGATTCCTGTGAATCAATTCGTAGGATAATCGATAGAGGGTTATTGTTTAATCCGGTAAGGATTACGAATGTATTTTGTTAATAAGGTACATTCCGAAACTTATAAAGAAATATAATAGGTTTTATTGAATTTAATATTTTTCATAACATTATATAAAGAAGGGTCGTTCTTTAATAAGTATAAGGAGTTTACGCCAAAATTGATATTGGCTTGGTATTTATCCAAAAGAACTGTTGAAGATTTTAAAGGATTGATTTTAAGAATACAGAAAGGAACTTTTAAACCAGATGAAGAGAATAAAGAGCTATGGGACAAGTTTATAGATTATTTTGATTTGAAAAACATTAATTTGTAACAATATTTAACATCAAAAATTGCAATTATTGAATACAAAAGTTGTATGTTTGCAGTCGAGATGAGATAGCTTAAAAAGTTGAAGTTTGGGAAGTGATTCGCGATAGCTTCCCTTCTTCTTTTTGAAGGCTATGTGATGTTGATGGGGGAACGACCTTGATGTTTCCCAAAATTAAGGAGTTAATGCTACATCTTCGGATGTGAAGTATGGAAGTGCCGGCTCCCCTATAGAAGTATAAACCGATACGATAAGTCCTGAAACACTGGCATTAAGGCTTCCTATAGGATGTCGTGAGATAATGGTTTCTCGTGAGAAAGGCTTCTTTTGAAGTAACACTGTTCACCGCGTCTTTGAACGTAGCTGTAAGCTCCTTCTTTTAAAGGCTCTGCCGTTACCTTTGATCCCTGTGCGGAGGGAGAACGGCACTCACAAGAGATAAAAGTAAGGTTGCCGCACCAACAATGAAATTATCTCTTGTGAGTTTTTCTTTATAAAACATTCTTTTATAGGAAAAAAGTTATACTTTTGTATGTGTTGAATTATAAATAATTACGTCCATGAGTGTACAAGAATTTCCTATAAATGAATTTTTAAGCCTTGCAGAAAAGAACAACTGGGAGGTTTATACGTTGGAACAAGTGAAAAACTTTGCTTCTGACGTTGTGAAAAGTATTGGTCCTACTGAAAGGGAACATGGAGCTATAGACTTTGTGTCTCTGAATCGTGTTGTTGTGGTTGACGAAAACTTCAACAAATCTGTTGTATATTATAGAGAGCCGCAGATTGAGTGGAAAGATGCCGATCAAGAAACAATTGAAAAAGCTGGAGCAACCGGACTTCCTGTAAAAAACAAAATAGGTTTCTATAAAGATACTCCTGAGAACAGAAGAAAAGGAATTGTGGGTATGCCTTACAAAAAAGATTCTGACTACAAGAAAAAGAAGGAGGAATCGGAATCCGATAAAAAAGATTGATTAGAGGATTGATGATGGAGAACAGAAGATTATATTATTTCAAATCCTATTTAGGTAGCTTCTGCTATCCTATACTGATCGCTTTACCTTTATCTCCTATTGTGGACTGGATAGAAAAATACATATTCAAAGATTGGGAATTTCTCAAATTCCTTGTTGTCCTTATTATTGTGGACACTCTTATTAGTTGGGTATTCCATTTGAAGCAAAAAGACTTTTCATCGAAAGGTTTTGGAATGATCCTGACTAAAATTTTTGTATATGGGTGTTTGCTTATTGTAGCTCATGTTTTGGGAGAATACACTATAGACGGACAAACAACCACAACTTTCACATGGTTTCGATCTCTTATGAGTACAGCATTAATAGTAAGGGAATCTATCTCTATAGTGGAAAATTCAGGTAAGATAAATCCCAATCTTGTTCCTGTGTGGGTGAGAAAATATTTAAGGGAATTTGACGAAAATGGATTTTTAAGAAAGCCCGGAGGAAAAACGGGTGATTCCGAAAAAGATACAATCTAAATTTTTATACAAATGAGACTATACAGATTTACTGATACAGATAAGAAGATTGACGTAGTGGTTGTTACGGACGGCTCTTGTGAACAGAAAAGAGTGCTTATCACGGAATCACCTCGCGGTGTTGTAACTCCCGGTTCTGTCAACGCTACAGAAGATGAAAAGAAGGGAAGTGATGCTTTTCTTGCTTTGGGTTGGAACTGGAAAGTCGGTGAAAGCGTACAACATGAAGAGTTGGTAGAATTTGCTGAAAATAATGCTCTTACATTGACGATTGAACCGCAGGGGTTGAATGAAATTGTTTCTGTAAAGGCTTCTTGGAATAGTAGCAATATTTGTATCTTGGAAATTGCTACGACTGTTCCGGCAGAAAAGGAAGTGGAGATTTATTTTCCCAATACAGTAACATTAAAGGATTCTGTAGGACGTTATGGAACAATCAGAGGTGACAAGAAAGTACTTGTTTCAAAAGTAAACGGACGTACACCTATGGAATTTTCTTTGGCTGATCTTGGTTTGTCTAAAAAGGAAGATTTGAATCTTGTTGTTATGTCTGACGATGGCGTTCAGAAGTTCGAAGTAGTGGCTCATTAATTTTAGAAGCTATGTTAAGACTTCTTTTTACAACAAAGGATTTAAGTAAGCAAATGACTGTCATAACTGATGGTATTGACAGTCAGATGAACGTCTTTGTAACTGAAAATACGGTAGGTGACGTTGAATATTATAAATCTCTCGGTATTGTAATTGATGCTGGTGTTACCTATAATATCGGTAAGTTCAAAGAATGGTGTCTTGCTAATGGATTGGGTCTTATTGGCTATCCCGAAGGACTGGAAGAAGAAAAGATTAATTATGTAAATGTTCTCGACAGAACGGAATATACATTTGCATTGCAAACAAAATCACTTTCTTTTGTCAATACGGGAGAAAGTAAGAATTTTGTTGTTACTTCCAGTAAGCAGGAATATAGGGATGGTGCGCCTTATGGAAAGCCTATAGCCGTTGCTATTCAGATTAAAATTTCCGGTACAGGGTTTTCCGGTAATGCAGGGATAAGTCAAATTTCTGCTACAGAAAATCCTACTGACAAGCAAAGAACTGGTACAGCTACAATCATTCAGAATGAGAGTGGAAAAACAGCAACCATTTCTTTAAGTCAAGCTGCATCTGTTATTACTTATGAAAATACGATCACAGCCAATAAGGCAACTCTTACTTTTGCTGCAACGGCAGGTGATCAAGTGGTCACAATCACTTCTACCAGACAAAAGAAGCTGAACGGTAAGAACAGTGGTTCTCCAACTACCGTAAATACTACAGGAAAGGTAACCGGTACGGGTTTCTCTTTGAAAACTCAATCGGGAGCAAATTATACTGTTTCCGCCACTGAAAATACAAATGAGACTACCGGAAGAACAGGAACTCTTGTTGTGACACAAGAAGGGTCGGGCGCAAAATCAATTACGATTAATTTAAGTCAACCTAAAGCAACCGTTGCTTATACTTATAATTTGACTTCAAACCCTTCAAGANCAAAAGACGGTAAATGGAAAGAATAGTGGTAGTTCTGTGGCTGTGAATTATACTACGACAGTTTCCGGTACAGGTTTTTCGAAAGGAACAACCGAATATTCCGTTGTAGCAGCGGTCAATACTGGTACAGCAAGAGAAGGGTCAGCAGTTGTAAAACAATCGGAAGGAACAAAGCAAATAACAATTACGCTATCACAGGCAGCAGGAGCTTCCGCCTAATTTTTTATTGACGTGAGTAGGAAAAGAGACAAAAATAAAAATCAAGGAAAGTCAGACCTGTTAAAGGGTCTGACCAGCCTTTCTTTGGAAGATATTGTAGGATTGCAAAAAACTCTTCCTACTGTACTTCAATCTAAATTACAACAGATGTCCCGGTCTGACAACTTGGGGGATTTGGTGAAAGCTAATCTTTACATGGGGAACATCAACCAAAGACAGGACGATGTAAAGGCTGTGTTCTTCAACCCGGACGAAGCGAGCGATACGGGAAGGGGCTACAAAGACCCTAACTTTTACGGTTCTATGCCGTTCGAAGTGCTTCGGAGAATGGGGGACATCTTTGTTGTTCGGGCTGTTGTCAATACCCGTGTCGAACAGGTTCAGAACTTTCTCCATTTCAGTACGGATGAACAGAAAGAAGGATACACTATTAGAAGGAAAAGGAATCCTTTTGAAAAGGTAAGCGCAGAACGCTCAAGGGAAGATCAGATAAAAATCAATTATATCAGAAAGTTTTTGGAAGAAGGCGGTTTTCACGACAAATGGGAATCGTTTGACACATTTCAAGACTTTGGGAGAAAGGTTGTGTTTGATAGCCTTACTCTTGATCAACTTGCTTTTGAAATAGTAAGGGACAGATCATGGAATCTGGCTCGTTATCGTGCTGTAGATGCTTCTTTGGTACGTTTTCTTGACAGTATCGATCCGAAGTTCCATGAAGAATTTGAACAGTACCGATTCAAAGGATACTTACCGAAATATTGTATGTGCTGGCAAGGTCAGATCATGCAGCATCCCGTTACGCATGAAAGCGTTATTTTTTATCCTTGGGAGCTTGGTATCGGTATCCGAAACAAATCGACCAACATCTATAAAAACGGGTATGGAACATCTGAACTGGAAACATTGTCCAGCGTTATGACATGGATTTTGTGGGGATTTGAATATAATGGTTCATATTTTTCTAAGGGGTCTAACCCTAAAGGAATTATCAATGTTAAGAATCCAAACATATCACAGGCTTCTTTGAGCGAATTTAGACAGGCATGGCAACAGACAATGGTGGGGGTTCAAAATTCACATAGAACGCCGATTATAAACGGTTTAGACCTTCAATGGGTTGATCTGTCTAAAAACACCAACCGGGATATGGAGTTTAGCGAGTGGGTAAAATTCCTACTTGTTATGACTTGTGCGGTTTATCGTATTGATCCGTCAGAGCTTGGCTTCCAATTCAAAGATCAAACAAATATCTTTGGACAAGCTGGACAAAAGGAACGTTTGCAGCATTCAAAAGATAAAGGCTTGAAACCTATTCTTGTGTTCTTACAAGAAGTAATTAATTACTATCTTGTATCAGAACTGGACGAAGATTTTGAATTTGTCTTTACGGGTGTGGATGCGGAAGATGAAGGAAGGCAGGTTGAGATTGATGCTAAGAAAATTCAAAACGGTATGGTTTGTCTGGAAGATATTTTTGAAAAATACTCTGGACGTAAATTCAATCCAGAAACCGATACCATCTTGAATCAATCCTACCAGCTTCAAAAACAATATCAGATGCAGCAAGCTATGTACGGAGGTGATGCGATGAACGAAGAAGTGGATCGACAAATTGCGTCAGAAGACAAAGAAGATACACAGAAATCGTTCGATTCCAACCCTATCATGAGTGCTGCAATGTCTTACATTGAAAAGAACTGGGGAGAGAAGTAATTTATGAATGTGAGATATGTCAAAAATATCAAGGTCGAAAAGATGCCTTTGGTGTCAAATATACACCATCATGTTGATCCTATGCGTTATCCAAAAGTACAGGAAGGATATGAAGGAATGGCACAAGTTATCTTTTCGACACAGATAAATAATATGTTGATGGATTTGACAAAGAAAATGGTGGAACAAAAATCGAAGTAGGATGCTATTTACACCGGAAGAAATACAGCAGTTGTTTTTCATTGTCGATTACCGTATTGCTCGTGTAATTGCTGATGTATTGGGTAAGGAATATCTTTCCCAAGAAGATATAGATATGCTGAAAAGATTTGACTTCGATTTAAAGACAGAAGTTTTAAAAATACCACCTTATTGGCAAGCATTCATATTTGGACGTTTGGCGGCAATTCTTACTCCTGCGCAATTATCCTCTCTTAACTTCAACGATCTTCAACAATATGTTGAAAAAGAACAATACTCGGAACTCACTTCAAGAGAAAAGGCAGAATATAATGCTGCGGCTATGCGTTCTTATTCTTATATAAAAGGAATGGGGACACGTATAAAAGATTCTCTTTCTTCTATTATTTCAGAAGAAGAAATGAAAATAGCAGTGGCAGAACGAGAAAGGGAAGTGGAAACAGCTATTAGAGAAGAATTGACGGAAGGTGTTTTGAAAAGGAAATCCGTACAATCCATTGTAAGCTCATTGGGGCATAGATTGGATGAATGGAATAGGGATTGGGGACGCATTGTTGCTACTGAAATGGAGAACATTTTTCAGATAGGAATAGCACAGACGATTATGAAAGAACATGGCATTCATGCAAAAGTATATAAAGAAACATATCCCGGCGCATGTCGAATATGCCTTAATGCTTATACAACGGCTGGTGCAGGTTCTAAACCTATTATTTTTGATTTGTCTGAATTGATTGCTAATGGCACTAATATAGGTAGAAAATCAAAAGATTGGAAGCCTGTTTTAACAAATATTCACCCTTTTTGCCGTTGTATGTTAAGATATGTTCCAGATGGGTACGAATGGGACGATAAAACGCAGTCATTTGAGCCTAAAAAAGCGGATGAAAGTAAGCGGGTTCAGAGAAAGTCAAAGGTAAAAATAACTGTAGGTACAAAATATTTCGAGGTATGATAAAGCAAAGAACGATTTTTAATTCCGGTTATATCAGCATTCCTACTGTTGATAGTTCAAAATGGATAAAGGATATTCAGGTAGGGAATGTGATAAAAACTGTTACCGGCTATAGAAGGGTAACAAAGGTTACACAGTTTGAATTATCTTCCGTTCCGCGTGTTTTTGATATATGCTATGTTACGGAAGACGAAACTCTTGAAAAGGGGTATCGAGAAGATGCCTTGCATAGAGTGGTAGATGGCTCTTATGTTTTGTGCCATAATAAAACAAAAAGAGTAGATAAGATAAAACCGGGTGATGTTCTTATACTTAAAAATGGATGTAAGGGCAAAGTAACCAACATTATACAGATACCTATTGCAAATGTTTCGCAATATTTCTATACCTTTGAACTTGACAAGCCGGACTTCTATTTTGCAGATAATGTCTGTGTACCGGATGCGACAATTTGATAAATAAAATTTTAAATTTTAATGACGTGGGTTTAAATTTGAAAGCGTTGCTCGGATTGCAGACGCAAAATGAAAAAATAGCTGAATACAAAAGACTTCTTAAAAAAGGAAAAGAGGTAAGTCAAGAGATAAGTTCGCTTGGTGAAATTTATTCTATTCAGAAGTCGCAGTATGATGAACTGAAAGGAAGCGAAGATGCTGATGCGGTTGCAAAGGCGGAAAGTTGTTTTAATGAGTTTTTGAAGCAACAGTCTAAGGATTTAATGGACGTATATAAAAGAAGAAGCTCTATCCAGAAATCCATTGCAAAGTTGGAAAATGACGAAGAATTTGCTGAAATGGCAAAAGACATTCGCCAGCTTGAAAACTGTCGTGAGTTATGGAGACAGGGTTTGATCAAGAAATCTGTTTACTTCGATTTATTTAAGGCGAAACAAGGTAAAGTTCAGTTTGCGAACGTGCTTGTTTTTAGAGGTGACAAACTTCTTATTTTGAATCGTGTGGGAGAAAAGGGTGCGGTTTCAAACGATTGGTGCATTCCAGGCGGACATGTTGATCCGGGAGAAACTTTTTTGCAAGCTGCAAAAAGAGAACTGTTTGAGGAAACAGGTATTGACATGTCGGAAGAACTTTTGATGCCGGTTGGCAAATACATCCCAAAGAGAAAGGGCATTGAAATTCATTATTTCATGTGCTACATTGACCCTGACGCGCCAGCAAACATTCTTGTGGACGGAGAAGAAGAAACAGGTAGTGAATGGATCAATCCTCACACTGAACTTGACCAATATAATTTCATTTTTGATATGAAAAATAATATCAAGCGTATTCTTGGTATCGAAGTGCCGGATGAATTTCAATTGGTGATGAAATCTTTCAAAGAGGGTAAAATTTCAAAGGACATATTCACCTCCTATTGTGAAAAGAATCCTGAAAAACTTGAAAAGTCGGCAAACAAAACTTCTTTTACGCATGAAGAAAGAAAGGATTTGGCAAAGAAAGGTGAAGCAATGCCCAATGGCAAATATCCTATTCGCAATCGGCAGGATTTGAAAGATGCTATTCGTTTGTCCGGTAGTTCTTCTATGTCGAAAGAAGAAGTAAAGAAATGGATCAAGAAACGGGCAAAGGAGCTTAATCTGGAAGACGAATTGCCGGAAGACTGGAAAGTAGAAAAAACTATGGATACAGCAGACGCATATGTATTGCAGCGTGAATCTTTGGATGGTGAAACCAAAAATATTGTTCGTACAGAGGATGGTGTAGGCGAAGGTATTGAAAAGGCTATTACTTTCAAGAGAACTATCTATGAAGAAAAAGAAGTCGAAGTGGTAGAAGAGCCGAACAAATACACTTACGGTGAGTTTCATATGAATTTCTCTGATAATGATGGTGGAAAAGGAGATAAGTTTGCTGATTTTTTAGGCATACTTCAAAAGGTAACTTGTCTTGGTAAACCTTTTTCTATTGTTATTAAGACAGAAGAAAATGGGGAACAAGAATGGAAATGGAATGGTAAGTTTCGCATTGAAGACACTACCAAAACAGAAAACATCCGAAAATCGACAGAAGATGAATTGTCTGTTGAAAATGGAAATACCGAAGAAATCGAAAAGTCCAAAAAGACCGATAAGAGTATTTTCAACACTTATCTCAATTTTCTGGAAGGAACTAAAACACGTCTTAAAAATATTCATTGGGGTGAGGAAGATAATTCCAAGCATGTTTACCTCGATGAGCTTTCAGAAGAAGTTTCAGAATTTGAGGATAAGATTGCGGAAGCCGGACAATCGGGATTCGGACGATTCAAAGATGGGGAAATTCAAGGGGATGAAGTAAAAGAGGATGATCCGGTTGCTATCTGTCAGATGATATTCGACAAAACGATTGAGTTCAGAAAAGAACTTGCTGAAAAGGATGAATACATTGGCGAGGTAAGCTGGATTGATGATTTTCTTGCAACGCTCAAACAGTCTAAATATAGATTGCAATTGCATTAAGGAGTTTAGAGGTAGATTATGATAATTATTAATAAAAGTTAAAATATTGGGTTATTGTGATTTATCTCTAATTTTGCAGTATTTTTGAGTGTTACAAATACGTTTATTCAATTTCAACCAATCAAAAATGTTTGATAACTTTAAATTATATGTAGATTTGGACTTGGAGAAAGCCAAAAGTGCGGTATCGGAGCAACAATCTCCGTATGCAAACATGGTATTCTCTGGTGTCGCTTCTGATTCTTCAAAAGATGATGAAGAAGAAGTTTTAGAACCGTCCGGGTTTATATATGATAGATTTTTGAAATCCGGTTTGTTTAATCTCGATCATTTGCCCACACGTTCACCTATTAACAAAAGTCGTTTTTGGATTGGTGAACCTATTGAAGCCTATGTGAAAGACAATAAGTTTTTTGTAAAAGGTAAATTGTGGGAAAAGTCGCCGGAAGCCCGTGCTTTTTGGGATAAGGCAATTGAAATGCAAGAATCGGGTTCGACAAGAAAACCGGGTATGAGCGTAGAAGGTAAGGCGTTGGAACGGGATAAGAAAAATCCCAAAAGAGTGACAAAAGCTCTTATTACAAACATTGCTCTTACAATGACACCGGTCAACACTAAAACTTATTTGGATATTGAAAAAAGTAAGGGCGGTAGTGTGAATGATTTGTTGGAAATACAGAAATCAACTATTCTTTTTGAGTATTGCACAGAAAACGGACTTGTTCAGATTGACAATAATTTTAAAGTGAACTTCCAAAAATCGCATTCTTTTGATGTTGATTCTTTTTGGGAGATTTACCGTGCGGTTCAAGAAGGTAGGGTTGAGAAAAGTGTTTTAGATACATTCGTAGAAAAAGTTCGACAATAATTTTTATACAATAACGATTATGAATTTAAAGGAATTTGAAAACGATCCGTTATACAAGGCACTTGAAAATTCTGGTTTCAGTGCAGAAGATATCGCTACTATGGTAGCGAACGGAGATGTGACTTTTGAAAAATCGAAAAGTGTTGCCGATATGAAAGAATCTGAGAAGAAAGAGGATAAGAATATCGAAAATGACAAAAAGCACATTGACGATTTGAAAAAGGACGAAAAAGAAGATGAAAAAGACAAGAAGGATTTGAAAGAAGATATCAAAGAAAAAGAGGATAAGGTTGAGAAATCTTTCTCTATGGATGATATGAAGGCTTTCGGTGCTTCTTTGGCTGCTAACATCGTTAAGGGTATGACAGAAGTCATGAACGAACATTTTGGCAACATTGAAAAATCTTTGGAATCTTTTGGCGCACAGACACCTTCTTTCAAAGGCGTTCAGACTTCTGCTGTTTTGGAAAAAGCAATGAAGCCGGAAGTTGACGAAGAAGGCAAGACACTTCTTTCTGTTACAAAACAACGTCCTTTGGTGATGGCTGCTATTAACAAGGCTATTGAAAATGCCGGAGAGGAACTTGAAAAGTCAATCGGTGACGATGCTTTGGTTTTCTTGGCAAATACCGAAGCTGATACGGTAGGTAAGGATTTGGCAAAATTCATGTACGAAAAGTACAATATCAAGCTCCAGAAGTAAGGAATATTTCGATTGAAAAATATAAAACATTATAGAACAATGGATTTGTACAATTATAACGATTTGGCTGCTTTTGGTGGTGCTGGCAATACTGCTGATGTGCTGAAAGCAATGGAAGCCGGTTTGCAGACCGGTATGCAATATGACAATCAGATCAACAATGGTGGTGGTCTGAAAGTTGAATCTTTGGATGCTTACATCAAAGTTTTGGCTAACCGTTTGAACCAGTTGGTTGTTTATAATGAAATGCCGAAACAGAGAATCGAAAACACGGTTCACCAGTACAACCAGTTGTACAAATACGGTGAAGAAATCGGTATCTTCAATCTTGAAGGTGAAACACCGGAAGAAACCGATACTCAATACATCCGTAAATCAGTCATCTCTAAGTTTATGGGCGTTACAGGACAGGTAACTGATCCGGCTATGCTTGCTAAACTTGCCGGTGGTATGAACATGTACACTCGTGAAGTACAGAATAAGACCACTTTGCTTTTGACTTTGATTGACACTCGTTTGACGGATGCTGATTCTACTTGTATCGCAGAACAGTTTGATGGCATCTTCCGTCAGCACATGATGGGTGTAGCTTCTACTGACCGTGGTTCTACGGAAGGTATGAGCACAGAACAGATTTTGGATGCTTATTATGGCTCTCCGGCTGTAATCGACGCACAGAATGGTATCTTGACAGATGCTTTGGTTGAAGATGCTGCCGACCGTGTTGTAAACGTTTATAACGGTTATATCGACCGTATCGTTTCCGCACCGGTTGTATTCAACAACTATGTGAAGAAATTCCATGAATCAAAACGTGTTGTTGTTGGTATGTCTAACAGCGTTGTAGGTGCAACAATGGGACAGTCTGTAAACGACATCATGACGCAGTTCGGTAAGGTTGCTGTTAAAACAGACAAGTTCTTTGACGTTCGCCGTCCGATCAAGGCTTCTGCTACAGCTTCTTCTCCGAAGGCTCCGGGTATTCCTGTTGCTGGTGGAACTAAGTCTGCTGTTGTTGCCGATACAAAAACCAACTTCGTATTACATGCCGGCTCTTATGGCTACTTGGTAACAGCTAAGAACCGTTATGGTGAATCTGCTCCTTTGAAATTAACAGATAATGTTTTGGCAGTTGGTGCTAATCAGTCTGTAGATTTGCAGTGGACAGCTCCAGTTGGAGGTGCATATGCTCCTACTTGCTACGTTGTTTACCGTACTAAGAAAGTAACTGCTTTGACAGATACGACAGAATACTATCCTATCTTCACTATTCCGGCTTCTATGCTGGCTGCTGGGTATGATGGTGCTGATGCAACAAAAGTACGTGACCGTAACCGTATCATTGCGGGTACGAAGTCTGCTTTGATTTACTACAACGACAGTCAGATCAACGAATACTTACAGTTCGGTGACACTCGCAAACTTGACTTTGCTATCACTGCACCGTCTCGTAGATTCGCTATCTTGAATTACGGTACGCCGTGTTTGTACCAGCCAGCTAAGGTTTGTCGTATTATCAATATTGGTGACGAAGGTTTGGGTGCTTAAAGACAGTTTGTCTTGGCAAATTAATAGAGGGAAGGAAAGGTTCTATAACGCCTTCCTTCCCTATTTTATTTATTAATAAATTATATTTCGTATGAAAAAGATCGTATCAACAATATACAAAAACACTTCTGTTCAATTTTCAGATGAACTTGTTGTGTTTGAAAATGGAAAAGCCGAAGTAAAAGACGAAACTTGGGAATATATCAAAACAGGAGGTTTCCCCGGTATTGCTTTGGAAGAAGAAGCGGAAAAACTTGAAAAAGAAAAAACGGAAGCTGAAAAAGATACCGATGAAGCTCTTAAAGTTCTGAAAGAAGAATATGAGTTTGAAATTGCTCGTTTGAACGGTATCATCAAAGACAAGAACAAAAAGATTGAACAGTTGGAACAGTCTTTGAATGTGTGGAAAAAAGAGGTTGAAAGATTGTCTAATGGCGGACAGCCGAAGGAAATTGTGGAAGACGCCGTCGGAGAAAACACAGCAACCGAAGAAGAAATTGCTTCCTTAAAGGAAGATATGTCTAAAATGACTTTTGATGATTTGAAGGCACTTGCTATTGAAAACGGAATGAGCAAGCAGAAAGCCGGAAGATTCAAAGAAGAAGATCAGAAAGACGAACTGATTGATGCTATAATTGCGTTACCCAAAAAGTAAAAAAGACGTTTAAGCTATGCCGGGACAACTGATTTTTACAGTAAAGTACAAGAAAAATACGGGTTCTGTCATTTCCGTTGCGGAGATGTGGAACAATTACCTGTACGGTATCGCTATACAAGCCGGTACGGGGACTTCTTTTTCTGATGAATCACTTAGAACTTATTTGAGTGCTGCACAGAGAGAGATCGAGAATTATTTTAATCTCAAATTTGTAAAGCAATTAGTTGAATCGGAAACACATTCTTATTACAGAACAGATTATTTCCAACAATTTCCTATCATTCAAACTAACTGCCCGGTAAGAGTTCCACTTGCACTTACAGGTATGCTTAATAAGATGGAGCAGATTATTTACCCGCAAGGTTGGCTTAGTTGTGAGAAAGATATGGACGGGATAGGAAAACGAAGAATGAGTGTTGTTCCTACCGGTGCAAATTCGGTCAATGCGAACGCAGATGTTATCCTTACCGGAATGACAACTCAGATAGGCTTCCAGCGGTTTACAAACATACCAGATTATTGGGATATTCAATATATAACCGGTTTTGATTTGGATAAAATGCCTGTCGATTTGATTAATCTTGTTGGCAAACTTGCTTCGTTCGGCCCGCTTAATATTGCCGGAGATATGATATTCAGTTTACCCGGTATAGCTTCTATGCACTTGGAAATAGATGGATTAAGACAATCTATCAACTCTACCGCTTCTGCTGAAAATGCAGGTTACGGGGCACGCTTGAAACAGTATCAAAAAGAAATAGAGGAAACTGTAGGGCGGATAAAACTCGTGTACGATGAATTTAGGTTTTTAGTATTATAAGGAGGTGAATCATGGCAAAGAGCATTTTACAAACACCGGTTCCGCCTTTGAGTAATGCAAGTCCTGAATTTATACGTTCAGAGTTTGATTCTGCCGTTTATTTGAAAGGGTATGAGGTGATATTGGAAAAGGCGTTAAGATGTCCTTGTAATGCACCGGATGCGCCTTTAGTGGATTGCCAGAATTGTTTTGGTACAGGTTATTTTTATATCAATCCTACAAACACTCATGCTCTTATAACCGGCATAAACGGGGATAATAGTTACAAACGTTGGTCAGAAGAACTGATAGGAACAATTAACGTAACGGTAACAGACGTTGATAAACCCAATTTAGGATATTTTGACCGGATCACAATTTTAAAAGAGTTCTCTTACTTTAGCGAAAATTTGCCTGTAAGGACGGACGGAGAGAACTCTTTTGTATTCACGACTTATAAACCGTTAAGCATTTATAGCATACATGTGTTTGAATCGTCTACAGAGCCTTTGAGACAACTTTCTCCGACAGATTACAAGATAAGTGATGCGAACCCTTATTGCGTAATTTTGACGGCTAATATGTCCTTAAATCCGGTTGTAAGTATTTATTATCAACATCAATTGGAATTTCATGTATTGGACTTTCCCCATGAAGTCCGGGCTTCTTGGAAGAAAAACAAGGAAACGGGACAATTGGAAAGAACAAGGCTTCCTATTCAAGCGGTGGCAAGAAGAACACATTTGATTGTGTCTGAAAAGCCTAATTTTGACGGATCGGGAGTTATATTGAACGACAATATTCAAATGAAAGTGAGTGAGTAATGGTAGTGCCTATCAACATAGATTTAAGTGATTTGGTGGAAGAGTTTGATCTTTCACAGGATCAATCTACGTTTTTAGGTGCTTCTATTATAGATGCTGTTATAACTGAATATCAGCTTAGGTGGGAAAATCTGATAAACCGGGAACTTCGTACTACAAGAAATGAATATAAAAGGGGAGTTTTCACTGAAAGAGAATCCCCTTTGTCAGTTACATTCGGGTTGACAAACAGGGCTTCTTCTATTCCTTTGATGATAGAAGAAGGACAGCCGCCTTTTGATGAAAAGGAAGGTTTTAGAAATTCCCCAAAAAGAAAGATTGCGCAGGATGGAGGCTGGTATATAGATATTCCCTTTAGACATGCAACGCCGGAAGCTGTAGCGGATTCGGGATTATTTGCTTCTATAATGCCGCAACGGATTTACAACGCAGTTCAGAAGACAGGAAGATTAGGAAGCGATAATTTACCAGAAAGTTTTTCTGAAAAAGGACAAAGAAAAGCAATAAATAGACTGGGTGTAAATAAACCGGCTTACATGCACAAAGCTCCTATTTATCAGGGTTTGACTAAAGTAAACATTGCTTCTACTGAAAAAGAAAAGAGAAGTGGTTATTTTACATGGAGAAGAGTAAGTGAAAACTCTGATCCTAATAGTTGGTGGAATGGCGGTATTGTCCCATATAAACTTATGGATAAAGCTCTTGAACAAGCAAAAATAGATGTTGTTGCAGACAAGGTGATTGATCAATTTTTAAACTCGATGTAACGATGCTACAGATAGTCAAAATAAAAAAGATAGTGGAAGCCTGTTTGGAATACGTACAAACGGACTTCGAAAGCAAGGAAAACGAAAAAGATTCTTTTTTATACAAAGTATTGGGAGATACACAGGATGGCTCTTTCAATTACTATGAACAGGCAAAAAATATCTTTCTAAGAAAGGAAACAAATCCGAACAACATAAAGGTAGCTTTGGAATATCCGAAAGATAAAACAGGGCTGCCGGCATACATTATTCGTGAACCCGGGAAAACAGGTGGCATTGCCAATTCCATAGGTAAAATAGAATCTTTTATGGGTGGCGTTCCTATGTACAGAGACACAAGACAGTACGGATTGGAAATCATGTGCTTTTCTGTAAACATGAATGAATCAATCCTGATGTCAGAGATTCTGTACGCATTACTACTTGGCTCTTGGGATACTTTGGCTTCACAGTTCCTTAAAATAGAATTTACCATGAAGGAGCTTATGATGCAAAACAATCTGATGCCGACACCTATTTTCATTCGTTCTATCGGACTTGATTTATCGTCAGAAGAAATAGTACCGGGATTGGTGGATACGTCTTTACTCGGAAAGATCATCTTTGGGAAAGTGAATCAAGTGGATAGCATTGCTCTTGGTGACCCGACTTCTATTGACGGACTTCCAGGTGTAGAATCAGAAATTGTGGGGTTCAGATAGTTCGTTGATTGAAAAATGATTACCTTTGAGGTAGTTTGATTTATGTGTAAGAATTAATTAATACATTTAATTATTAGATTTTTGTCGTAATTACTTAAAATAATTGTTTTGAAGTTTTTGGCAAATTAATTGATTTAATTTTTGAATGTGTTTTTAAATAAAATCAAATAATAATTCGATAACAAATTGAAAATCAATAAATTATGGCTACATCGTATATTTTTGGTAATAAACAAATAACCTTACCGGGTGCGTATAGTCGGATCGTATCTGGAGAAACAAGCCCAGCCAGAACATTAGATTATTCAAAGGTTTTGGTCATAGATAGTGGCGTTTATGGTGCAAATTGGGGTGGTGGTTCTGGTATAGATGGAGAAAACTTTCAAGGATTGGATTCTGTCTATACGTTTGACACCCTTGCAGAGTTCCGTTCTTTTGTAAAGGGAGGCATGTTCTGGAAGATTGCAGAAGGCCTTTTTACACCGGATTATACAAACCCGGCTTCTACAGGTATCTCTCAACTTTTGTATGTAAGGGCAGCTAAGACTACTTCTGCAACTATTACTTTTACTACTACAGCAGGTGGTACGTTTGAAGTAAAGACACTGGATGAAGGTTTGGGAGCAAACGGTAAACTATCCGAAGCTGGTAATTTGATTACCGGTTATGGTGTATCTATTGTGAAAGGCGTAGACAATCCAGCAAAGTGGATCATGAAATTCTATGTCGGTTCTTTCACGGGATATGCAGAAGATGGCTATCCTATTGGAGAGACACCGGAAGATCAAGCAGCACCTACATTGGTATTGCAGTCACCGGAATTTGACAAGATTGGGACTTTGCTTGAATGGGCTAAATCTGATTCCAATTTTGCTAACCTGTTTGTTCTGACAGAAAATGCGAAAGTACAAGGAGAAGGAACGGTATCTCAAAGTGACGTTACTACTGTATTGGCTGGTAAATCTTATTTCTTGGCAAAGGGAGGTACTGAAACTTACAGTGCCGACAATATGGCGAAAGTGATGGAAGCGATCATAGGACTGGACTACAGTTTTGCACTTATGGATCAGTTTGGCTCAAATGCTAATTCTGCATTACAGAAACAGTACATTGCTCACATGAACAGCCAAGCCAAGTACACTCACTTCTTGTTTGTGGGAGGTTATGATGATGCTACTAATTTCTCTAAATCTCTTGATTTGGCGAAAGAGTTCAATAGCGAGCTGGTTCAGTTGGTGCATGGTGGCGCAGGTATGACTTCCGGTATTACAGGCATCAAAACACGCTGGTGGGGAGTGATGTATAACTTGTGCTGTATTTTGGGTAGAACGGCAGGAAAACCGCCTTATATCCCTGTCACGAACAAGACAATCGGTGTTGATAAGTTGAAACACACTTTGAATGATACGGAAAAAACTAAGGCTTTGAATGCCGGTATGCTTGTGACGGTTTACAATGACTATACGAACAACTTTGTCGTATTACAAGGTGTAAACACTTTACAGGACAACAAAGTGTTGTTCAATTCAAACGGTCAGAGCCACAGCATTCAGTTTATGCGTATCGTAGCTCAAATCAACAAGGAATTGGTTGTAAACGCTTCTATTGACTTGTTGGGACAGGAAAACGGTGTAAACGTCAATACATTGTCTGCCGGTGCGGTGAAAGACTGGACGGTTGCTTATTTGCAATCGAGAGTGGCAAATGAGGCACAGGATAACCTATTACTTTCATTCAAAGACGTTCTTGTTACAAGACAGGAAGATGCTTGGTTCGTGACTTATAAGATCGTTGTGAATAATGAAATTAACAAGTTGTTCTTCACTGGCTTCTTAATTCGTGGATAATAATTCTAAAACATAGATATTATGCAGACATTTAGTGCACCTATGGCATATATCAAGATCGGCAACGAAACAGCCGGTTTCGTCAGAAATATAACTGTACAGGAACAAATCAATCGTGTGGACGTACAGGGATTGGGTAGTTTGCCTATTCAGGAAATCCCGCCGGTTTCCTACAGATGTTCGGCAACGGTAGATCAGTTCTTTTTGTCCTTCAAAGCTCCAGTGGTGGAAGCGATGATTCATCGTCTGGGGACTTTGCAGGAAGTTTTAGATACCCTTACATTTGCAGAGCAAGGATTCTCTATCATGATCTATAAGAAATTGGTACAGAACTTTGATGATTCTCGTAAGATGGTAACAAGTGTTGACCCGACAGGGCAGACAGTTGCTCTTTTGACACCCTGTTTCATTGAGAATCAGAATTGGCAGTTGCAGGAGCAATCAGTTGCTTCCTATAATGTCAATATTAGGTACCTCCACCCCGTGGTAACTGCCGAATATTAAGGCAAATTAGTTTTTTTACTAACGTTATTAAAAAGGCAAGAATTGAGGATATTGTATCTAAAGTTCTTGCCTTTGCTATGTACAACAAAAGCCGGGACACTTTTTATTACTTATAAGCGGTATTTTTATCATAAGTACCTTGTTATTAATTATTTAACTCCGGGCCACTTTGGAAACAGTATTTTTACAATTCCGGCTTTGAAATTGGCGTTTTAACCTTTTGATTTGACGATAATTTGTTGATAATCATATCGTTGAACCCGGCACAATTTAATGTGTGTGATTTGTTGGTGAATAATCTTTTCAGAAAGCGGGATGAAAATTCCGCTTTTCTCTGTTTTATATATATCTTTGCGTATATCAATCAATTAAAAATCATATAGTATGGAATCTAAAGAGATTACAGTAAAAGGAAGAAAGTACGAAATTCAATTTCCTAATGTAGGACAGTATTATCAGATCGAAGTAAACAAACAGAGATTAGGGAAAGGAAGCTATAACTCGTTGATCGGTAATCCTACCATTACAGCGCAGCGTGCGTTGGATATGATTGACGTTGAAGCAACATTATCCGTTCTTTGTCCGCAGTTGGTTGCGGATTTGAAGGTAAAAAGTTTCTCGGAACTTGGGCTGAAAGATTTTAAGGAGATCAGCGATATTTACATGAACGAGGTGTTCCCTTTCTTGAAAGAGGCTGAAAAAATACTTTCTTCTGTAGACTAATGAATCGGGAAGAATATAGGAATTTTGTTATAAAATGGAATAACGTTTTTCCTATTGACAGGTGGTTTAGGAACAAGCACAATATCCCTTTTCTTTCGGAAGAACATAAGAAGTGTGATTTCTTTACTGAACTTATGGAGTTCGAAGAAGAAAAGGCATTTTATGAACTTAATCAAGAAAAGAAAGAAAGAGAGGAAAAGGCACAAGAATATATTCCCAATATCGGGGATTGGTTGAAAGCACAGGAAGGTGAAATTTCGGAACAAGATACTGCCTTCTATGAAGATCAGATGTTTAAGATGATCGAGATGGAGCAAAAGGCAAAAGAAAAAGGTAAGGAAAATGGCGGATAACGAAAAAAGACTTAGGGTGTCGGTAGATGTCTCTCAACTTAGGTCGGTCGGGAGAGACGTTGAGAATATGCAGCGAAGAATAGTCGAAAACAATAACGATATTATTCGTCAGCAGAACGACGCACTTAACCAACTTAGGGAACAATTGAACCTTTTGGGACAGCAAAATTCCGAAAAGGGTAGGCAGACTGCAACACCTACACGTTCAGTTGTCCAGCCTACACCACAACCGGAAGGAGAAGATCAAGAAACTGCAACACCTACACGAAGGAGAAGAAAAAAGCAACCGGAAGCGGACATTTCGGGAGAAAGAGGTGAATCCTATCAAGATAGAGGCACGAGAGTTATCGACCTTTCGGCTTTGCTTGGTGTAAATCAAGAAGGTTTTCGTGATATTGTGGAAGCCATTTCTTCTGGTAATAGCGATTTGTCTGATATAACAAAGCAAATTCTTCAAAACGTGCAAGCAGGAGCACGCGCTTTAGAGGGAATACAAGAAGGTGTCTTTTCTATTGATGAAACTCTATACAATCAAAGAGGAACTTCTTCTGTGGGTGGATCGGGAATACAGCTTATTCCAGTGCCCACACCATCACCAGTGCCAGCAAGAGAAGAAACACCTATTACAAGAGAAAGAAGGGAAAATGTACAAAGAGGAAGTGACAGAAGTACAGCTACTAACATTGCCACAAGAGTGATTTCCGGTGTTGGAGCTACATTCCAAAGTCCTGCTGCTATGGGTGGAGGACTTATATCTTCTTTGGGCGGAATTGTGGGAGAAGGTCTTTCTTTGATACCTGGTGTAGGGGGATTTTTAGGCGGTGTAACCACTGCGGTCGCCAATGTCATGGCGGGAATTTTCACTACATCTGTTGAAAAGGCTATGGAAGCGCAAAAGAGAACCATACCTTATGCGCAGACAATGGGCGTTTCCGCAGGACAAGCCATGCGCACAGCCTTTGGAGAAGGTAGTTATGCTGCTGGTGCTCTTGGAATGAATGTAGGAGAGTATATTCAAAGGCGTGCTGCACTTATCCGTGCCGCAGGAGGAAAGGAAGAAACAGTTGCACCTGTACCGGAAACACAAAGTTTGATGGCTGTACAGCGTTTATATGGACTTAGTGATCGTACTGTAATGGGAATGCAAGGGGCGATGCGTTTTGCCCGTACAGAGGAAGGACAAACAGCTTCTTCATCTGCTATTATCCGTTCATTTGAGCAGACAATGAAACAGCTTCAAATTCCTCTTAGTGAGATTGCCTCTACAATGGATGAAAGTATGACTACCTTTATTCGTTCTGCTGACGATATTCTTTCCCGTACAGGTGAAATAGATGCAGCAAGCATAGCTTCTATCATGCGTGCTGTTCGTTTGCAGACCGGAATGGAAGGTAGGCAATTGGAGCGCGTACAGCAGGCTTTCATGGGACAAGGGATTTCACAAGATGATGTAACTCAAACTCTTTTGTTCCGTGCTGCTCAACAGGCTACAGGGGCGATGAATCCTTCCGATGTTCTTGCTGCTATGGACGATTTATCAAGAGGCGAAGGGGATAAAAATATAATGAAGCGGTTTCTTGAATCATTAAAGGAGATATCGGGAGGAAGTCTTGAAATGCTTCGTCACTTGATGCGAGGTGCTTTCACAAATCTTTCTTATACGGACATCAACAAGATAACAGAGCGCAGGGATATTGATTTTGGAGAGTTCTTTGAGAAAATGGAAGAATCCAGACAAGCACTTAGGAGGCAGAACGATCCGACAAACAGATATGAACCCACTGCTGCCGAAAGAACGGTTACGTCTGGTGAAAAGATGATGTCTACCTATGAAAATAGAATGATTGGAATTGGTGAAGCAAATATAGACAGGTTGGGCAAAATGTTGAACGCCATAAATGGAATCTACAATAGCATAACGAGTTTCCCTACTGCTGTTGAGAATTTATTTACACAATATAAAGATGCTCTTGACAGGGGAGATGGAGCTACGGCAACGGCAGCAAGAACGGCTTTGCAGAATTTCCCAGGCATTATGATGGAAGCGTTTTTTAAAAAGATGATTAGATCGGAGGAATAATCTATGACAGAAAAAGACAACAACAAAACAAGTGTACCACCAATATATCCACTTCCAGCATATAGGTATTCCACCATACAGGATTTTATTGATGCATGGCAAAAGATTATTCCCACTGGGAAGAAAAAATATACCCCGTCTGATTTATTGAAAGTAAAGAATGAAAAGGGGGTTTCCAATCTTGATATTATTTGGGGGACTTATGACAAAGAGGAACAAGCGAAATACAAAAGCGATTATGATTCCGGCACATTGCCTTACGTAAAGCAAGGGACAACTTTGTTCTGCCCGAAAGATGATACGCCATTGTCCCTTACAAAAGCTGCAAAAGAAGGACAATTTGTATCACAAGGAAGTTTCAAGGCTTATTGGGGAGAAAACTATGAAAGTCTGATAAGTGATGAAGAATATTTGCCCGATACAAGTGTAACTTCCTCACTCAAAGGGACAGGAATAAATGCTAAGATAATTTCCATGAACGTAAGGGTATGGGTATATATTAAGGCTTTGGATAAGGTTATGGACTTATCCCCTTACGTTTTGCAGGTGGTAACGACAAAATCAAAACAAACGGGAGAATTTACTATTCTCTTATCACCCTTTTATGCCAATGAAAGTTCTTTTGCTTTTGGAGAGTCTATTGTGGAACAGTTTAATCTTGTTTCTAATAGCGGAGCACAGGTCAAGTCTTTTCAAGAAAAGTTTATTCAAAACAATGATATAGTCTTTATCCGGTTTGAACGTTTAAAAAAAGAAAAATCAACGGGAGATTTGGATTTAGGAAAGCAAGTGAACTTGGAAATCCCTGTTTCTAAAATAGCTAAAAACAACATTTGGGATATGATAGGTTTTGTGGACACTTGTACATCCTCTTTTGCAGCACAAGGAAACGTAAAATCTATCACTATAGATGGAAGGGATATAAATAAACTTTTTACAGAGGATGGCTGCTATTTTATCCCGTTGCTTAACGCTACTGATACGTTTTCTCATTGGTACGAAATGAGTGAGGATAGTATTTGGTTCAAAAGGAACGTTCTTACAGGAGCTTTTTCAAATCTTTTGTGGTCATACGCAGAAAAGCCTATACGGGAGTGTCTATGGTTTATTGTAAACGTCATGTCAACAATAGGAATAGCCAAAAATAGTGTATTTGATTCCTGGCAAGACAAAAGAACAGAAGGGTATGATATTGGAGCAAAGGAAAAACGTCCTGTTAATGGCGTTTGGCAGATAGTGAAAGTATTTGTGGAGGATATTCTTGAAAAAAGAGTTCTTATCGATTCTTCTATTGCCAATCCGAACGGCACGTTATTGGAGTATATGACAAGGGTATGTCAGTTTCCTTTGGTGGAATTTTACTTTGACACCTATATTAATACGATAGATATAGTTGTAAGACAGCCTCCATTCAATAAGGATGCTATTTTGGGAGCTTATAAGAACGGGCAGTATGTGACGATTACTTCTGGCAATTTACAAGGATATGATTTGTTTTATGATACAAGAAGTTATTCTTGGTATCAGTTAAGAGTGATGGATAATCATGCTGGACAAAGGAACACAACAAGTCTTGCTTTTGTTCCTATTGTGTATTTGGATGATTATGCCGAAGTGTTTGGTAATAAGAAAATGTCTTTTACAGATCAATATTTGAACTACAAGGAAACGGACGGAGTAAACAAGACGCAGACATTATCCAATTTTCAAGAAGCAGCATTGAATGATCTTATATACATTCTGGAATCAACAGCTTATCTTCCTTTCACAAGAACAGGCACGATTACAATAAATGGTGACAGACGGATAAAGGTTGGCACTTTCGTTTATTTTGAGCCAACAAATGAATTTTTTTATGTATCCTCTGTTGTCAATAATGTTTCTTTTTTGGACGGAAATTTACAAAGACAGACCATTATACAAGTAGAAAGGGGTATGTACGTGCCAATTCTTTCCAATTCTTTCTCTTCTGTAAAGGATAGACAGGATAATGCAGGGAAAGAAAGTAAAGATGTGAAACCGGATTATTTCAAATTGGTTGATTTGACTGAAATGAAAAACGCAGTCAAAGTAGCTCAAAAAGATCAGATCGCTACACTTGTTTCTCCAAAAGTGGATAGAGATCAGTTTGAATATTTTCTTAATCGTAAGATGTTCAGTTAGTTATGGCAGGTGGAAAAGTAAGAAAATTGAATGCGTCCCCCGAAGCAATTTCATTCGGGTTCATTGTTGTTCCCAATGGAGTGGACAGGGATTTGTATGTGGAAACTTGTTTAAGGAGAGGTCGTGTTTCTGTCATGGGAAATGGGGGAGCTTTCTTTCGGGATATTTATATAACAAATGAAGTTTTGGCTAATATCGAGTTCCCGGAGAAAGAAAATGAACAAGGGTCGGCGGTAGTGATAGCGAGCAACCCGTATGACGGTGTTCCTATTGTGATAGGGAGCTATCCGAGAAATGATCAGTCTCCTATGTGGAAAGAGAATACATTCCAGTTCAGAAAGACAGTAGGGAATGTGACTGCATCCTTATCGGTTGATCCGGCTAATAATGCAGTAATTGTTTCTATCAATTCTCCTAAAAAAGCATCCGTAAAGGTACTTGCTACAGGATCAGAAGAATCGGAGGTAATTGTTGAATCCACTGGAAGCGTGAATGTGACCGGAGGAACAAATGTTTCCGTAAAGGGATACACACAGATAGAGGCAAAGGTTGTGAATCCAGAAAAACCGGAAGAAGAGGAAAGAAAAGTCTCTATGGATTTGGAAAAGGTTTATTTTCATTGGAAAACGGAGGAAATGGAACAATCTTTGCAAGTGGATAATTCCGGTGTATCGGTAAAGATTGGGGAAGATGTACAAAGCACGATAACGAAAGAACAGTTAGATTTGAAAACGGGAGCATCTACTTTGAAAATGAACAACGATATTATTGAGTTCAATGGTGGGGGATTGAAAGGTCTGGTTGAACTGGATAATCTTACAAGTAAATTGAATGGTTTTGTAAATACATTCAATTCCCATACCCACAATGTTCCGGCAGGTTCATTTCTTGTTGGAGCAACGGCTGGCGTGCCAAGTCCCGCTCCTGTTCCCGTTACATCTCCCATGCAATCGGCGCAAAGTTTTGTTGCTTCTGATTATGAGAATGAAAAGATAACACAGGGTTAGGATATTGGGAAGAAATTCGTACTTTTGAACAAGTTAAAATTATAAAGCCGTGGCAGTTTTGGATTCAGTGGTAAAAACAGCGAAATCGACACTTAAAAATTTGGGTCGCTCCATGATGGCAGCGCAGTTCCCGAATGATTTTGAAGTGTATATGTGTTCTTTGGAGTTGGCAGATTCCAAAGGGAACACAATTGATGTCTTTACTTTTCCTATTAGCCCGGAGAGTATAGACAAGAGTGAACCGAAAAGAACTACGGTAGTCAATACGGCAGGAGGCATAACAGTGCTCACTTCTCCTGTTTTCATGCCGCAGACGATCACGATAAAGGGGAATTTTGGAAGGACATTCAAGATTCTTTTAAGCGGTTCTGATAGCGTTTCGTTGACAGGTGCAGCTTTTAGTATCTCGGCAGGAAAGCGTTATCTCTATCAATTACAGGGAAAATCTACAAGTTCTCTCACTATGCCTTCCTTTGATGCCGGCATCAAAACGGGATATGGTTGTATCAAGATATTACAATCTATCATAGATAAAAGCAACGGAGTGGACGAGAACGGGTTTCCCATGAAACTTTTCTTCTATAACATGGCACTTGGAGAAAGCTATCTTGTTACGATTCCACCGCGTGGCGTTAATTTCAGTCAGAGTATATCAAAGAATATGATATGGGAATACAATCTTGAAATGACTGTTATAGCTCCTTTAGAAGCGGTTTCGGGAACAAGTGGTAGTAAAGGTTCGCTTTTGGAAATGTGCGCCTCTAATGTGATACAAAAGGGCATAAATGAATTTGCAAGTTCAATCTCTAAAGGTTTGTTGGGCAATGGATGATGCTTTCGAAAAATTTTACAACGTAACGGGATATGATATAAAGTCATATTTCCAGAAGTTTGTTGATTTCTGTGCCAACGATTATCCTCTTATTGTGGACTATTATAGTAATGGTGGGGAGATGGACAAGGATTCTTTTTTGCGCCTTGTGGAACTTGTGAGAGAATCGGAAACGATTGAGCCTTTGTTTATTCTGCATGAAAATACTTTGGACGATATTTCCATGTGGGATATTCTGGACAACTTTACAGAGACACAGACAAAACTTTCCACTATTAAAAGTTCTGCAAGGTGGCTTAGAAGTTCTTCTTTAGACAGGAACAATACTTTGCAGATGGAAAAGACACTTCGGACAGGGGAACGGTTTGAAGATGTATCCAGACAGCTTAACAGTACCAACCCGGAAGATGATTGGATGAATATTACAATACCGCAGTATATAGAAGAAACTGATTATTCGTTCTCTGATGGAGGAAACAAGTTCTATATCAATCTAAAGAACGCTGGGAATAATTATCTTGATACTGTTGTGGATGTACTTGTGGGAGATAATATCTTGGGACGTGACATAGATGTGAATTTTGTCTTTGAGAATGACGATTTAAAGATAGTGATAGGCGATGATGCGATCCGACAGGCTTTGGATACTATTCTTTCTTCTCAAAAAGGTGCTATACCAGAGTTTAAGGATTATGGAATTGCAAATGAGTTCATAGGAACAACGGTGAACGCAATCCAGTACCCTTCTATTTTTAAGGATGTAATGAACATGTTCCAAAGGGATTCAAGATGGGACTCTGTGGAGTTGATGGATGTAAAAAGAGAGGAAGATGCCGTGTTCCTTTCTTTGCAATGTAAAACGGTAACAAAGAAAGATTATTTAGTAAATGTTCCTATATAATTGATATTCAGATGATTACAAAAACAAGTGCAACAATAACCAATCTAAAGAATCTTTTTATAGAGATGTTTTTAGATAAGACAGCTAAGGTAAGTAATGTAGCTGACGGTTCGGTTGTGAATGCTACGGCATTCGGTGTAGCGAAAGTTGCTCAAAAGGCAATGAAGGATATTGCCATAAAGGAAGCGCAGATATTTCCAGATACAGCTACAGGCGTTTATCTGGATAAGGCTGCTGCTTTGTATGGTGTCAGCCCGCGTAAAGGTGCTTTGGGTTCTTCGACATATATAAGGGTATCTGCTAATCCAGGTACAGTATATGATACGTCTGTTACTTTTGTAAATAAAAATGGTATTCGTTTCCAAGTTGACGAAGCATTGACTGTAGGGGAAAGTGGTTACGGATATGTAAAGGTAAGAAGTATCAACGCAGGGTATTCCACAAACGTACCGCCTAATAGCATTACTAATGTTTCTCCGCAGCCACAAGGTCATATCGAATGTACGAATGAATATTATGCTATTGGAGGACGTGATAGTGAGGANTAGAATACTGGACACAGACACTTAGCAACATAGACGATCGTGTCTTAAAAGTAATAAGTGCCGGTCTGGACGAAAAGGGCATATATAATCTCTATGTTGTTTCGCAGAACGGTATTTTCTTTACCGAAGAAGAACTTGATACACTTCTTGAAAGCGCACAAGGATATTTTGGTATTTCAGAACTGAATATTGAAGGGAAAGTAATTGGTATTGGTATCAAGAATATTGATTGGTTCTATGTGGGTTCAGAAAGGGGGTTGGATTTCCGTGTTCAGCTTCAACCGGATTACGATGTGTTTACTGTGCGTCAGAACATACAAGTGAACCTTACTAAATATCTTGATTTTCGTTTTTGGACACCTGGAAAAATCGTAGAATGGGACGATTTGCTGGATATTGTAAAAAAGACCGATGGCGTAAAATATGTGCCGGACGAGTATTTCTTTCCGTATTACGATCAGCAAGTCCCGGCAAATCAGCTTCCGCGTATAAGGGGGTTTGTGATGCGCGACCAGGACGGAAATATTTTGTACGATTCTGATAGCAACCTCTCTCCGTTGTTTTACCCGTCTGAACCGGAGGATTTGTTTGTAGGCATCAACGACAGCTCACTCAACCTTTATCAAGAGGTTTATTTCAATGTGACAGATTCGGAAGGTGGCGCTGTGGAAGGTGCAAATATT